GTGCTGTTCATTCAGCGTTACGTCTACAAGGTCTTCGGTCTGGCGTTCGCGCTTACCAAAGTCTTGGTCGAAGACGGCGACCACATTCGTATCGGTCGGATTTATTCTGAGCATCTCGCCCAGTCTATGATCGAAACGAAAGAGACGCTCTGCGCCAACATCCTCAACCGTGCCTTCAATGGTGCGTTCGTTGGTGGTGACGGTGTAGCGCTGAACGTTACCAATCACCCAATAGCACCGGGTGGATCTGCTGGTGGCGTTTTCTCGAACCTACTGACGACTGCTGCGGCTCTGTCGCAAACGTCACTTGAGCAGATGCTCATTCAGATCCGAAATGCCGTGGACAATAACGGCAAGCGGATTCGTTTGCAGCCTCTCAAGATCGTCACGGGTCCGAGTCAGGTGTTCCAAGCAGAAGTTCTGCTGAAGAGCGTCCTGCGCGCTGGCACAGCGAACAACGACATCAACCCGATCCTTTCAATGGGACTTCTGTCTCAGGGTCAGGCCAATCTGTCGCGTATCACGAGCACAACTGCATGGTGGGTCCAGACGGATGCACCTCGCGGCTTGCAGCTGATGAAACGTCGCGGGCTGGAGAAGTCGATGGAAGGTGATTTCGAAACCGATTCCATGCGGTACAAGTCCACGGAACGTTACATTCCGGACTGGACGGACCCGCGTGCGGTTTACGGCACACCGGGACTGTAAGTCCCAAAAACGCAGAAGGGTGGGGAGCCTATCGAATGGCTCCCCTAACTTCTCCATACGTGAATTGGAGAAACCAAAATGGGTTTAGTTAACATCCAGATGACCAACTTCGAGAACGGTGTAAACAACCGTAACGCTGCGGACCCCTTCGGTTCGATGGCTCAACTCGATCCCACACGCTTCCATAACTTCATGGAAGATTTCGATTCCTTTACCGCTGGCGACTGGACACTGGTCACCACGGGTGCGACTGCGCTGCAAGCTCTTGACGGTGGCGTGCTTCGACTCGTAACTGGAGCGGTGGCAACCAATGAAGAGTCGCTGATCAAAGCGGTCGGCAACTTCGAGATGCTTGCATCCATTCCGACGTACTTCCGTGCGAAGATCGAGGTGGACGAGGCGACGGAGTGCAACATCAATGTCGGTCTGGCCGACAGTGCTGCATTGGCTCCGAACAACTGCGTCCAGTTCCGCAAGGACACTGCGGATCTCGATATGGATGTTCTCGTTCGTTCTGCGAGCGCAGACATCGATGTCGATACGGCTGTTGCATCGATTGCTGATGCCACGTCGTTCACTGTCGAGTTCTACTGGGATGGTATCGACCGTGTCTACTACGGCATGAACGGTAACGCTCTGGGCTTCCTCGACGCAGCAACGTTGCCTGTTGGAGTTTTGTCTCCGACGCTCAGCGTATTCGCTGGTGCCGCAGGTGCCGTAACTTTGGACCTCGATTACCTCTTCGCGGCGACCGAGCGTAGCTAAGGAGAGCTGATATGAGACCCGTAAGAGTAACTACTTCGGGAATCAGTACGTCTGAGGTCATTCCGATTGATCAATACCTTAACCCGACTAACATCGGGTTGGGTGTTGATATAACGGCTCCCGCGACGTACACGGTTGAACATACCTTCGACGATGTATTCGACGAAAACTTCAACCCAGCGACAGCTGTCTGGTTCCCTCATCCGACTCTCGCAGCACTGTCCGCCGATGGCGACGGTAACTACGCATTCCCCCCGACTGGTGTCAGGTTGAACCAGACAGCGGGTGCGGGATCGGCAATCCTTAACCTCATCCAAGCAGGGGCAGTCTCATGAGTGGCGCAGGAGCCGGTATTGCCGGAGGCCAGTCGCAGTCTTTTGCTGCACTGGAATTACTTGCTGATCCTCAGCGACTACAGAGCGCGATAGAGGCGTTCAAGTCTGCTGAGGAATCTGCACGTGAGCAAATTACCCTCGCTGGTCCTGCCAGTGAGATTCTTTCCATACGTGCGGCAATCGATGAAGATCAGAAAGCTGCACAGGAAGCGGTCGATGATGCGCTTGATCAAGCTGACGCCATTACGGGAGAGGCGAAGAATCAGGCAGAGTTGATCGTAGAAAAAGCAACACAAGAAGCGAACAGACTGACTGAAGAGGCAGCGAGTCGGAATGAGGGCGCAAAATTAGCGCTAAGTAGAGCCGAGAGTGCCATGGCTGCCGTGGAATCAGAAAAGGGAGCCCTTCAAGTCCGCGAGGATGAGTTGGGTGATGTGGAAGCTGCACTCCAACAGCAAGCTGATGAACTCGCCAGTCGAGAACAAGAGCTTAAAGGAGATCGAGCGCGACTCGTCACAGCACGAGACGCAATCAACGCTGCGTTGTGAGGTAACCCATGACTGCGCAGTCGGGTCTGGGTTTCTCTGGAATTGTAGCGATACAAATTCCGGATGACGGTGCGCCCGGTACAGTCCTTACCAAGCTCACCGCAGACAACTACGACTACGACTGGCTTGCCGGAGGTGGTGGTGCAAGCACCATCATTGTCGAAGATGAGGGTGCCCCAGTCGGTGTTCCGGCAGACACCCTTGACTTCGTCGGCGCAGGCGTCACAGCCAGTGGCGCAGGAACAACCAAGACCATAACGATTCCCGGAGGTGGTGGACCTGCCTCAACCGATTGGCTTGAGTTCGTATCTCAAGCGGTTAATCCGGGCGTAGTAGCAGCCAACACCCTCTACCAAGATGACGGTTCCAACTTTGACGTTGACACTGTCGCGATGGGTGACCTTACGGTTCCGATGATGCTCACTGAGAACGTCGGGTTTGGTAATCCGGGTACTGAGCAAAGCGGCATCTTGGTCAACGGTGCTAACTACGACGCTCACGTGAAGATCAATGATATCGGTGGTGTTCTTGACGCTACCTTTATCCTTCACAGACATTCGACAGTAGCGCCACCGATCATGACGTTCGCTCTGACCAACAGTGATACGTCCGCTCACATCCCTGTTACTTTAGGTCAGACCATCGGGTCCATCATCTTCACGGCATGGACGGGTGCTTCTGGCTACGACTTCGGCGCGGTGATTGATGCTCGCATGGCTCCTACGGGAACCATCAGTGCGACATCGTCTCCGGCTGAGTTGGCGTTCTTCACTGTTCCTGACGGCTCGAACATCGCGCTCCTATCACTGCTCTTAGGCTCTAATCAGTTTTTAATGGGAAGTGTCGCTGCAGGTGGAACGCTGGATCTTCAGGGATCTCAGGATGCTGACCGGGGACGTGTTGAAGTCCATGGAGGCATGGACATCGATTGGGACTGGACGACTGACGCCATCACAGCAGGCGGCATTCGATTTGCAAACACCATTCCGTTGTCAGGCGGCTTGATATCAGCGAACATCTTCTTAGCGAACACCGTCACGGTCAACAACGCTCTGTTCATCATGTCGGCATTGGATGACAACTCCATTCTTACATGGACTGTGAATCCCGGCTTCTCAGTTACAACCCTATTCTTTGCTCGCCAGACTTACCGATCATTGACTCCGGGTATCTCTCCGGCTCAGACCTTCGTGTACGCGGCCCAATGTGCTTATGACATTCAAGGGTCTGGAGCAACAAGTGTTGGCACTTACCGAGCATTAAGTTTTGCCCCGATTCTTCGAGCACGGAATGCTGGTGACACTCTGACCATTGGTAACGTGAACGGTGTGACGGTAGGTCCACTGTGGAATACGAACAACGCAACAGCCATCGTTGACTTCGGCACCATTCGTGGTGTCCACATGCTCAACCCTGCACAGGCTCTTTTCGGACAGTCTCTCGGTACTGAGCGCGCTGCGAATTACATCGGTCTTGACTTCAACAACATCAACATCTCTGTCACGGGTGTGCGAGCAGTTGTTCGGTCAGCGCTGGTCAATGCAACAGACAATTTCTTCTTACAGAATAATGGCGGAGCGGATTCGGACTTTGGTGCCGGTGACATTTTCTTCGACGATGCAGCTGGGGTTAAGTGGGGCAACACCATCACTGCTCCTGACATGTTCGCGTTCTGGCAACCCTCTCAGTCAGCATTGGCGTTCAGTACGTTCTTCGGTGTCGGAGGTAACCCTCTGTACCTGCGCGCAACAGCCAATGACGAGTGGACCTTCCAACAAGACAACGGAGGCACGTTAGACATTGGCCTCGGCTTCAACACTAACGCTATCGTCTTTGGCACCACAGCACCGACTCCGAACAGCAACAACTGGTTCGTTCAGTTCGCTGGACCAAACCTGCGGCAGGTTCAAATCGGCGGCGAATACTCTGACGTCCTGTGGACTGCTAGCGGATCAATCGATGTAAATGGTCAGGCAGTTTCTGACCTCCAAGCATTCAAGATCAACTCGGTAGCTACCATCTTGAATGGTGGCACAGTCCAAGATTCTTCCACGTTGTACGTTGCTGGTCAGGCAAGCGCGAACGCTACGCGAGTGCAGTCTCTCCGAGTTCTTGGACGTGCGCGAATCGACGGGCACATGAACAACGGCAGCAACGTCGAAGCGCAGATCACTGCGAACCAGAATGACTACCAGCTAGGTACCAATAACAATCAGCGAACGATGAATCTGCTTGACAGTGATGCGGCGTACAACATCACGGGCATCGATTCCTCGTTTGGGTTTGGGCAAGATGGCGACCGAATCTGCCTGTACAACACTGGCGCATTTAACCTGACGTTGACCAATCAAGATGTACTGAGCGCAGCTGCTAATCGCATCATTACCTCGACAGGCGTAGGCTATATCATCGGACCTAACGAATGTGTCTGGCTCTGGTACGACGACACTGGCACAGCTCGTTGGAGGATGTTGGAGGGTACCGGTGCGTAGATTCGACACAGTCTTTCAGAATATTCAGGTCGTCGAGACGACGATCAACTTCCCGTCTGTCCCGTCGAACGGAAGTGTATTCTTTGACGTGGCTGTTACACTCGCGCAGGGCACCGAGGTAATTTCTTTCGCACCGATCACGGACGCGACCAGCTTGGATGATTTGGTCATACAGGTATTTGTCCCGGTGACAGACGTATTGAGGTTCACGCTGTTCAATCCGACAGCGGGAGCTATCGACCCGGACTCGATTGATTGGAGAGTCGTTACCGGGATTGCGAATTCAGAACTAGCGGTGGTGGTATGACGACAATTAACGACGCATGGCAAGCTGGGATTGACGCAGTCGTTGCCGACAACACGATTAACAAAGGCGACTTCGCTGATGCGATTCGCACAGTCATCACGAGTAATTTCAGCAACGCTGAGGCTACCGATTGGATTGATGCGGTTGCAACTGAGTTCAATCGCTTGGGCGTGATCAACAATCCTACTTACAGCAATCTGCGCGGCAACATCATCGACGACGCAGTAGCGCATCGCGCGCTGTTCGATTCGCTCAGTACTATTGGACAGCTTCCGGAAACTCAACCAGCTATTCCAGCTCTGGAGTTGATCGAGCTGCGAGCTGATCGGGATGAGATCAACACAAGTATTGCCTCGATGCAGGGCTTTAAGACTGGCGCAACCCGTCAGGTCAAGGAGGCTTTGAATCAAGGCATCCAAAATTTGCAAGGGCACAAAGAAGAGATTCGGGAACGAATTAGACAGATCACAGGAGACCCAGACTCATGAAGAAGAACGTTGGATTAACCTACGGGGACTTTGAGTTCCCTGCGGAACAGGGCTTCACTGGCTCGCGCGTCAAGGGATACAAACGCGGTGGTGTAGTGAAGAAAATGGCGGGCGGCTTCATGGGACCTGAACGTGAGATCGCAGTCGATGACGTTACTGTCACCGTACCGCGTGCGAAAGGTGGTGCCGTACACAACAAGCTCGTTAAGCACGGTGCGAAGATGGGCTTTGCCTATGGTGGTCGTGTGAAGGACACCTCCGGCGAGTTCAAAGCCAAGCGTGGCAAGCAGAAGACGATGGACACGGGTGTTCAACCTGCACGTCGTGGGAAGAATGCTCGTAATGCAGCCCAAGCAGAGGCTGGAGGCACTGGACGATTACTGCCCGGACTGAAGAAGGGCGGCAAGGTGAAGTCGAAGATGAAAGGTGTGGCTTCCTCTGGTGGTGGTGCACTGGCTGACGCTGCTCTCCGTAGAGCACGCGCGGTGTTGAAGCCTGACAAGAGGATGAAGGCACCTGATAAAGCAGGTACTGCTGCTTCGAAGAAAGGCATGCCGAAGAACGTGAAAGCGTGCGGCGGCACAGTGCACAAAGCGCGAGGTGGCAGCGTAAAAAAATAGCGAGGCGAGAAGCTGAGGATGTAATGGACAAACACATCAAGGCTCCTCGCCCTCGCGGACATCAGCAACGTCCAAGAGGTGGGCGAGGAAGTCGCGCACGCGGAGCGAGATAGATGCCAACATCAGGAACAGTCGGCTCAACGACATTTTTGAATCAGCAGATCATTGATCATGCTTTTCGTCGTTGCAAAATGGTCGAGCAACAAATAACAGGCGAGCACATTACGATTGCTCTCGACCTGCTGTGGTTGTATGTCATGACGCTCAGCAATAAGGGCATCAAGCTCTGGAATGTTGACCCAATCATCTTGCCTATTTACGAGCGTAACCAGACGGTACCGTGTCCATTGGGAACCACAGACACCTACACCATCAACCTGCGTAATTCTAATCGAGTTACTGGTGATGCAACTGCGTCGGAAGGAACTGCTGATAACGCGTTCGACGGTGACCTGACGACAGCGTGCACGCAGGTGGCTGCTCTCGGTACGATCACCATGGATCTGGGCACGGACGGTGCCACTGCAATTCCCATCTTCGGGATCATGCCTAACGTTTCTGGGACGTGGGACTATGTGATCGAAGCGTCAAACGACAACTTCGCTACGTCGGTGGCTTACATTACGAAGACCGAGCAAGAGGTCGTGCAAGACGAGTGGCTTTGGGAAGATGTGCAGGCACCGAGTCGTGTCACTGAGTATCAGTACTGGCGTCTGCGTGCGACCGGCACGACAGTGCTCGACGTGATTGAACTGTACTACGGGAACAAGCCCAACGAGATTCCGATGTACAAACTCAATCGGAACGACTACGCAAACCTGCCTGACAAAGCGAGCACTGGGCGACCAACGCAGTTCTGGTACGACAAGCAACGTACGCAACCGGAGATCGAGTTGTGGCCGAACCCCGGTGCAGAATTTACATTCGATCAGGTGACAGGATTTATTCAGCGACAGGTGCAGGACGTCGGCGCTCTTACCGATGAGTTGGAGGTCCCGGACACGTGGTACCTCGCTATCGTATGTGAGCTTGCTCGACAGCTGAGCCGTGAGATCAAAGAAGTCGATCTCTCTCAGTTGCCCTACATCGACACCGACGCAGACAAATATTTGAAGGACGCATGGGATGGTGAGACTGATGAATCGGAGGCATACATCCGGCCCAACATCGCACCGTACACGAGGTAAACATGAGCATCTTTTTAGATCCAACCGGGAAGACAACATTCGGCATCGGCATTTGCGCGCGATGCTCATGTAAGTTTTTTCTGGAAGATCTACACTCGGACCCGAACAGTCCGGGGATAAAGGTTTGCATCGATGATCTCGATGACTACGATCCGTATCGTCTGGCTCCGCGTCAGGCTGATCGCATCACGCTGCCGTTCTATCGACCGGACCAAGACCTGACGACAGGAGGTCCAGATCCGAACGTTAACTTTTTGGGTGGCGTGCGTGAGGCTCTTGGTGAGAGTCCACGTGAGACGGAAGACGGCAGGTTACGCGTGCTTGAGTCGTCGGAGATTGACGGAAATGAGGAAGCCTAATGGCGAACATAAAAATATCTGATCTCGCACCAGTAACGCTACCTCTGGACCCAGACTTCAGTTTCTTCGAGGTGCAGACTATCGAGGCTGGCGTAAATGTCAGTCGTAAGATCACTGCGGACGAGATGGGTATTGGCGGCGCGGTTATTAGCGTCAACTCTGGTGTGAACATCACCGTAGATAATACCGACCCTCTCAACCCTATCGTTAACTTGAATGCATCGATCATAGGCATGACGGTTAACGGTGTCGTGCTCAGCTCTATAGGAGGTGCGACAAGCTACCTCGACGAGACAGGTAATTACTCTGTGCCGGTAGGCAGCGGACAGGTGGACTCTGTCGTTGGGGGTCTGAACATCAGTGTCGATGCCACAGATCCTGTGAATCCAATTGTGAATCTCCCTGCTGCGATCTCAGGTATGACGGTCAATAGTGTCATTCTGGATGCGGGTGGTGTCGCAACGAACTACCTCGATGAGACGGGCAATTACTCCGCACCTGCTGGGGGTGGTCAGGTAGATAGTGTCAGTGGCGGCACGAACATAAACGTCTCAGGTACCGCAGTTGATCCAATCGTTAACCTCGATGCTTCGATCTCTGGCATGACTATTAATGGCGTCGTTCTTACGACCGGCGGAGTAGCCACAAATTACCTCGATGAAACAGGTGCGTACTCTGTTCCGCCATCAGGTGCTCCATCAGATCCGCTGATCCTCGGTTCGATCAACTTGACCAGTGCGTTGTCTACTTCAACTCTGGGTGCTCCGTACATCAATGTCCCGATCAACATCGGTGCGAACCTGACTGGTACGCAGGGCATGACGCAGCTCTCACGACAACGCATCCAGACGAAGCCAAGTGCGTTCAGCTTCAACTCCACACTGTTTGTCAATGTTGACGGTGCAGGAACCTCCGGGTCTGACACGATCATCGGCGGACTGAACAGTGCCAACATAGAGATCGAGTTCGGCGTTGCAGTACGACTGCAGCATGGTCTTTCTGGTCTGCACGTACTGGAGACTGATGCGACAGGCATCTATTTGGAACAAGGCTCTTGCTACATCGAACAGAAGGCAGCACAAGGTGCAGTCACTGCTCAACGTGGTGAGTTCTGGGTACGCAATGATGCCCCGAATGTGCCTATGTTTACCGATGATACTGGTGCTGACTTCGTTCTTAACGCTGGGGGTGCTTTCGATCCTGCGAGCGATCAAACCATCACGGGCGAGTGGATTTTCGATAACGCTATCGATGGGTTAGTGCTCGATGTGAGCACGCAGCTCGAAATGCGCAACAATGCTGACACTAGCACGACGTTCATTCAGAACAACGGTCCAGTATTTCAGATAGGCATCGCGGGTGCAGACTTTGGCTCCGGTGTATTCGAGATTGCCCAGACGAGTTT